CACTCATAGCCAAAATTATTTTATCTCTGTTTGCGTCAGTTACTAGCATTGTTGATTGTAATTCCGCCAAACCTTTTAATGCATTTTTCATTGTTATTTACTCCTTTGTTTTAAATATAATTAGTCTAATGACCGTTACTGCAAGGATGGATACCTATACAATAATCTTAGTTTAAATAATAAATAATATTCATCAGGCAACTTTTCACAATCCTTGTTGGTAGTCCAAACCAAATACCCTTGCATAAAACCTGTTTATTCGCGGTCAACGTCATTATTTATTAAGTTAGTACATATTTGCTTGTTTACAGTTCTAGCTAAACCGTTAGGAATTTTTACAAGATACCAATTAACTTGGCAGCATAGAAGCTTTGAAAGGGGTGTGCCTGCCCTTGCTAGTGGGCGTATAACTCTTAACCTTAATCATATGATAAATTAGTTATACATAAGTTATCACTTACGGTTATTCTCGGTTAGCTTCCGATTTTCAGACACAAAAAAAAGGTTATTACAACTGCAACCTCGTTTAGTAGAGGGTGAAGATTCGGTGAGAACAAACCCATCGAAGCCGCATGTGTAATAACCCTGTACCAAATCTTTTCTTTCTAAGCAGCTACTAAACTGCGTTTACATTTACATTATAATCTATTCGTTATTTGTTGCAACATGTTTATAACTCCTATTTAATTAATTGATCACGATCTACAAGCGATACTGTGTGACTGTTCGCTGGCGCATGGCCTCGCCATATAAAAAGAACCGATCCTTTGTTGTTCCCGTTTACTGGCTTTTGTGTTTTAGCATTAATAAACGATATACGCCCACTGATAAATCTAACTTCATTACATGATTCGTAAGCCTTTTTAAACCACTTAACCGATGTGTCAGCAGGAACTAGCATTACCGTTGTTCGCCCTAGCTTGTGCTGCTCAATAGCCTTACTAACCCACGGCATAATATTTGAATAAGGAGGATTACACCAATTCTTCTCCCCCCATTTACGGGATAGCGCGTTGTCTTTTTCATCTAAAAAATCAGGTGTTAAAGAGTTTTCTTCACTTGCCGCAACATCAAGATCAAATCTAAACTCCCAATTTAAAGTACTAAATATCTCCTTTGGCGTTTGCCAAAGATCACGAATATTTAACGGCGTGTTGCTTTTATTTTCTGTGTTTTTCCTTTGTTCGTCATAGTGCATGTTTATAACTCCTATTTAATTAATTTATTTAACTCTGTTTTTTATAATTCTGTTAAGCCTGTTTTCTAACTTCGTCTTACTTCTTTCCTTTGCGTTAGCACAACGCTCGCTTATTTCCCTGTCAATCTCTGTTGTCACGCTTTCGCTAGGCAATAGCTTTTGATTTCTTGCCGGAAGTTTACCCTTTCTTTTTAGATCAAGCTTGAGTTTAAAAGTCTTATCAAATAATTCTCTTGCCTTTTTATCATCTAATACATTTTTGCACTGATAACCGACAGCTTGCCTAGTAAAGTACTCAACATCGTCTAGCACTGGCTTACGGTTAATCATTCTGTTGTATGCTTCGGTAGTGTCAAAATCTAAGCACAAACTTAAAAATTCAGGCAATGAAGGGGGCCACCTTAATCTTTCAGACACAACCCGACTAACACCGCGCTTTAAGTGATTACTCGTAATCAATGAAAGCTCCTGAATCCACATACTCGATGGTAACTCGCCCCTCTCTCTCGTCCACTGCTCGCCCCATATGTCCGTCATTTGTTCCCACAGCCAATCCGCATTCATCTGGTTGCCTGTACTTTGCATCGTTTCTTTGTTTTGCTCTTTCGTGAGCTGAAAGTTTTTGACCATGTTCTTTAATTGATCCATTACTTACCCCTTTCATCTTTGCTTGTAGTTGTGGAAACTTTTGCCTTAACTTTGTAGCGCTTAAAATATTGACTGACCAAAAGCTATCTTGATTAGCCCATGTAAAGACTTCTGAAATATCATTGTGCGTTAACTTGTCGGATTCTCTCATCAATCTTACGGTGTTAGCCCAGCTTTCAAAATTAGGCTTCTTGCTTGATGGAGCTACTTGCTTAACTAAACTATAAATCCATTCAGCACATTGGTAATCAACATCTGTAAAATTAAACTTCTTTCGTTGAGGCTTTGGCTCAACTAAGTCTTTATTATTTATATTCTTCTCATTCTTTACATTCTTGTTTGTTGCCCCTTGTTTGCCCTCTGTTTGCCCTTGGTTTGCCGTTTCGCTTGCCTCTTCTTGGTATAAATCATAGTTAACCATAGTAAAAACAGTATGTTGAGCGGTGCTATAGCTTGCCACTTCGTTTGTCGATTTTAGCCTTTTTATTGCGGTGCGAATATTCTTAATTGTTAGGCTTGTTTCCTTTGATAAAGCCGAAATAGACGTCAATCTCTGGCCTCTTTTTATGTCTATACCGCGCCATTTTTTATCCTTATGATTGGCGACAACAAGCAAATGCAAAAACACTCTGGTAGTGTTTACATCGCTGTACCACTCCCATTCTGTTATTTTTCTGTGGAGTTTAACCCAGCCTGAACTCATGTTATAATTACCTCGTTCCTTTGTTGTGATTGCGCTTTGCTGACGGGCTGGCGCATTTTTTATGCCTGTTAAAAAACTTTAAAACTTAAATTGTTAAGATCTGTTTTAACTAGCTTTGCCAAAGCATCAAGAGTTGCAAAAACCCTCAACCCACCCCTTGCAAGCTCTAAAGCATAATCCGTTATATTTTTACTATCTTTGTACTCACCCTTTAAAGCAACCAAAACCCAACCATCAGAGTACCTGGTGGCCATAAGCGTTCCTACAGCTTCGTACTCAACTAATTTTTTTAACTCTTGTAACTGCATTGTGCAACTCCTTAATTAAATAACTAAGCGAACAATAGCGCATATAAAACATAACGTCAATATATTTTTATTTAAACAAAACTGCATTATTGTGTTGACACCATAAAACCTAATTGATAAAGTTACCTCAACTTAACGCAAACAAGGAATTGAACAATGGAAACATTAAAAGAATACGCTTCAAGAGTTGGTGCAGAATTAGCGCCAACAACACTGGCAGACATGCCGGTTATGAACGAATCAAAAAACACTCAGCTAAATAACTTTTTTTGTGGTGGTTGTCGTGTTATTGCATGGTTACAGGTTAAAGATCCATCAGGCGGTGTTAACAAGTCTGGTGAATGGCCTTATCAGCTACTAGAAGATAAAAATGGCCAGCTTTCAGTACACGGCTGCTCTTACTAATTAACAAGGAATTAAACAATGACAGAGTTTGAAAAAATAAATCAGATAGCAATTGATAATAATTTACCTTTTGCTTATGAGCCTAAAGTTATTGAGCAGAAAAAAGAAGATGATCTTGTTGCTGTGATAGCCAAGGTTAAGCCAATCAAATACGAATTTGAATTTTAACAAGGATAATAAACAATGAAGAAAGTAGTCAGCTTTAGCGGTGGTCGAACATCTGCTTACTTATGCAAGGTTATGATTGGTAAATTTGGGAGAGATAATGTTGATTTTATTTTCATGGATACGGGTGCGGAACATCCAAAAACATATGAGTTTATTAGAAAAGTTAATGATGAATTTAGGCTTAATCTTGTATGTTTGCGCGGTGACTTCTCTCGCCCTCTTGGTGGTGGTGTCTATTATAATATCGTTGATATAAACGAAATAAAGCAAGACTTAAAACCATTTAAAGAAATGACTAGCAAGTATGGTGTGCCTTACACTGGTGGTATGTTTTGTACTGATAGAATGAAACTAAAACCATTTAAAAAGTATTGTGATGATACTTACGGGAAAAAGAATTATGAAACATGGTTAGGTATTCGCGCAGATGAACCGAGAAGATTAACACCAAAACCGTTTATTAAATACATGGCTGAAATTACGGATTTTGATAAGCAAGATGTTTTGAATTATTGGTCTAAAATGCATTTTGATTTAGGTATTGACGAATGGTTAGGTAACTGTGTTTTTTGCCCTAAAAAATCAAACTTAAAACTTGCAGCCGCTCAACGTGATGAGCCTAAACACTACCATGATTTTATATCATTATTAACTTCTGACTCGGTTCGTGTTGATGATAATACTGGGCATTACACTAAAATGTATCGTGGCAAGCAGTCGCTACAAGCATTAATAGCTAAGTTTGACGGTTCAACAGGTAAAGAAATAAAGGCACGTATTCGCGGAAGTAAGATGATTGATACCAACTCTTGCTCAGAATCGTGTGAAGTTTTTAATCAACAAGGATAATAACAATGAATCAAGCAAGAGAAATAATTGAGCAAAACAACAAAGAACATGAGCGCTGTAACACTGACGTTAAAGAAGGTATCAGTAGCGGCGCACGTTACACTGTTGATGTAAAAGAAAGTGCTTCATTTAACTGGTCAGCTGGTAAGCGCTTAACAGAGAGAGGTAGCAAGAAATGACATCTTTAAATTATCACGGCTTTATGAAAATAAACCCTGCAACCACTATAACTGATTCGCTTGGTGCTAAGTATTGCAAAAAATCGCTTGCTATTGCCAAGGGAAAAAATGTTAGGGAAAACATAAAAAACGCTATTTTAGTTAGTGAAGTTAGCACCGTTAAAAGTATTGCTGAGTGTTTAGGTATGAAAGAAAAAAGCTTATACCCGTTATTATCTAGCATGGAAAAAGAAGGCGATATCAAAAAAGGCGA